AAAACTGATTGGCGTGATTGGAAACCCGTAACGGATAAGGGTGTAGTTAAGGCTGGTAAAAGTTCTGGTAAAATAGATGATGATTCGGGAAATTGGTATATATACACAGGAAAGAATAAAAAGGCATTTACATACAATCCACATCAACCGGCACAAAGTTGGACTAAAAATCCAAGCGTAGCATTTGATTTTACAGGCGATGCGATGCTAACAATGCGCGCATCAAACGAATTTTACTTCTCAAGTAAATATATGAATAAACTTGGTTATAACGAAGATGAAGTTATACGATTGGGTACTAAAACGAATAAAGCCCAATTACTTATCAATGGACGTTCATTAAGACGTATCAAACACGACAATTAATTTTATTTTGCTATTCCAATAATTATTTGTATATTGTTTACAAATGATTACAAGTGTACTTAAAAAGATTGAATCCGGTTGGATTAGATTAGATTGGCAAGACTATATAGATAAATTGCCGCTAACTGATTCTGATTTGGAAACTGTTGTAGATTTAATAGATAATTTTAAGCGCAATCGTAAAGCCAAAGATATTGCTATATGTAAGTACAGGTTTCTACCTGGATATGTATGCGTAGTAAAGGCGGAGTTTGGTAAATTGTTAGATTGGATATGTTCAGAGTCTATAAGACGTGAAAGATATGAAACATGTCAACGAATAATGGAAATTAAAAAAAAGTTATAGTATGAATAAATTTAGAGAAATCGTTACCGCATGGCGTAATCGGTGGAATCCAACCCCGGAAATGACCGAACTTGCTGAAAAGCGTTTAGCTATATGTGCAACATGCCCGGCTCGTAAAGAGGTTATTAAGGATGTTGATTTTTTTGTATTATGCGATATATGCGGATGCCCATTGGAGGCCAAATCACATTCGCCGGCAAAGGGAGCATGTCCTACGGGTCTATGGGATAAGGTTGATAATCAATATTCAAAAATCTTAAACACATGATAATACTACCACAGTCGCCAATTACCGATGCTTCCTTTAATAAATGGAAATCACATAAGATTGAAGTGGAAGATGAAGAAGAAAAGTTCTATTATTACATTATTCCATTGGTCGATATTGATGAAGAAGAAATAAAGCGTATTGAAGAAATACCCGCACTATTTTCATCAGAGTCGGATGAGTTCGTTGATGAAGAAACGGGCAATCGTTTATTTACAGTCCGATTATTTGATGAAGACCTGCCCGAATTAACTTCGGAAGAAGAAGTTGAAATACTTTATAAAATTTTAACAAAGCGTGAACTTTTTCGTAGATAGTATATATTTATTTCAGATGGAAAATAACATAACGAACAACAATTATCTTTTAAATAAAAAATAAAGAAAAGGGGAATTTATTTCCCCTTTTTTTATGCTTAAACCAAAAAAACATCTATGAAAAACACAAAGACCTATCATGAACTCGTACAAAAAATGAGAACATTTTTTCTTAACAAAGGGTGGATTGAAGTCCCTACACAATCACGTCTTTCCATTTTGGCTGCATGTGAAAATCCGCATTCCGTAACTACATTTGATTATTGTGGGCAAGTATGGCCTTTACCGCAAACCGGCCAAATGTGGTTAGAATATGAATTACTTAAAAATCCAACATGGCCTGGAGTATTTTGTATATCAACATCATATCGTCAGGAAAAAGAGCCGATACCAGGAAGACACGAATTAATATTCCCAATGTTTGAGTTTGAAAGTCGTGGTAATATGGTAACATTAGAAACATTGGAGTCGGAATTATTAGAGTATTTAGGATTTGGAAAACCTGTGTTATTAGATTACGATCGTATGTGTGGTGAATACGATACTCAAATACTTGAGAACGAGCACGAAGACCGTATGTGGAAGGAATACGGCCATTGCCTTTCTTTACAAAACTTTCCTATTAGGACTTCACCATTTTGGAATATGAAACATGCATCGGGTGGAATATTCAATAAGATTGATGTCATATTATATGGCCAGGAAACCATTGGTAGTGCTGAACGCAGTTGTGATGTAGATGGTATGAGAAAAATGTTTTACGAAATATCCGATGGTGGCTATGCTGAAAAATTATTCCAATTATTTGGTAAGGAGCGTGTTGAAGCAGAACTTGAAGAGTTTTTATCATTTGATTTCTTTGAAAGATTTGGTGGTGGTATTGGTATGACTCGTTTAGCTAGAGCGTGGGAAATGTTAAATCAATAAAAATTTTTTTACTAAAATTTGGTATTTTCGGAAATATTTTGTATATTTAATTTAGTTAATCCTCAATACACATCCCATCGTTAAACCATATTGTTTAACAAAAATAAAAAATTTTATGATTAAAAAGTTTTTAAGCACAATTTTGCTAGTATGCTCATTAGCATCTAGTAAAGCACAAAATTGCATTACCGTTAACTGGTCTTATTTTGATAACCCATCCGGAGATAACATTCATTGGAGATTGTTAGTAAACTGGTCTGCAAATGGTAGAAAGAATTTAAATACAATCGTTAAAAATTATAACGATACACTTTTAAATGAATGTTATGAGGTAAATGCCACCAATGGTAATCAATCAGGTACTCTTACCTACAATATTACAATACCATCGGGTAATGCCAATCTAATCGGTATTTTCAAAAGGTATACAGGCACGTGTGGTAATGGTACAGAATGTAGTAGTGAACAAATCTTAATAAACAATGTTCTACCAATTAAAATCACAGGAGTTTCGGCAAAGAATATCGGAAGTAATACCGAAGTGAAATTTATGATTGAAAGTGTTGAAGGTGAAAATGTAGTAACATTAAATATGCTTTTGGCCAATGGTACTAAAAAAACATATAAAATACAAATGCCCGTAGGCGTTTCCACCGGCCAACAATGGAAAATCGTAATTGATAATAAGACTCAAAAATATACACTAATTAAACTTTAATTTATGAAAAAAATATTATTACTTTCGGCAATAGTTTTTACAACATTATCTTCTTGTAAGAAAGAGGAAATGCCAACAACCGAATTAGACCCTTCTCTTAAACCCGTTGCTATCCAAGTGAATGTAGATAATTACACCGGTGAATATGTAAGAGTATATTAATCTTTGTAAACACTTATAGATAAAGCACTCCATTAGGGGTGCTTTTTTATTTGGTAATCTCAAGTATTTTTCGTATATTCCAGTATAAACCTTAAATAATATGAAAGTTAAAACAGAAGCAGAATTACGTGCTAATTACGATAAGTTTTTAGCGATTGTAAAAAAGTATTTTACAGGCGAACGATTAGAACGATTACTCCATATGTATTCCGAATCGGAGTTGGGTGGTAATCTAACGGTATCGCCGGCAAGTGGTAACGCCGGTTATCATAATTGCTATCCAGGTGGTTACATTGACCACATATTCAATGTGTGTCGTAATGCACTCAAAGTAAAACAATTTTTTACCGATATGGGTGGTAAGCCCGATTTTACGGATGCTGAATTGATATTTTGCGCTCTACATCACGACATTGGTAAATTGGGTACAAAAGAAAACATGCACTATATTCCAAACGACTCGGATTGGCATGTTAAGAATAAGGGGGATGTTTATAAAAAGAATCCCGAATTAACTTATATGACCATTACAGACCGAACATTCTTTACTTTACAACATTACGGTATTGCTATTTCTGAAGCCGAATATTTTGGAATTAAACTTACCGATGGCTTATATGATGAAGATAATCAAAAATATCTAAAAGTATTTGACCCAACAAAACGAATGCGTTTCAAAATTCCATATGTAATGCATTGGGCAGACCATATGAGTACTGTAGTTGAGTCACAAGATAATACAATTTAATGACGATTTGTCAGTTATTTTGGTTTGGTATGGTAGTTGATTATATTATACCAAACAATTTATTAACCAAAACAAAACAATTATGACAAACGCACAATTTGAAAAATTAGTAGATGATTTTTTTAATTTATCTACAAACCGAAATTACAATTATTCTTACACACCATCAAAAATGGCTGTTGATTTAGTAGATGACCGATTAGAAATCGCTTATCTAGTTGTAGGACATGACCCAAAGAATGTAGAGGTATCATTGACGCAAGATAAAATCAACATCCGTGCAAAAGTGGAAACCGAAGATAAATCGGTATATGGACAATTTGTAAAAAATATAGATGAAACTCTTAATCTTACAAAGGAATATGATGGAACAACCGCAACAGCTGAAATCCGTAATGGTATTCTAAAAATTGTAGTGGATAAAAAAGAGGAGCAAAAACCAAAGAAGATTTCAATTAAGTTCTAATTTCATCAAAATAGGTTACATTATATATATTAGGGTAGAGTTTGTTCTCTACCTTTTTATTTTATCAAAAATTTACATTATGGTTTACAAACAAAAAGCATTATCTCTTTTAGAAACATTACAAGGAAAAATTAGAATTATTGAAAATGTTTCAAATGGTTCAATGCGTATGGATGCGTTACAAATTACACAACTTATTCAACAAACAAAAAAACTTACAGAACAAATAACCGAAATCATTAGTATTGAAAAAGATTGATGAATTGGCTTAAATATATTTTGGGGTTTTCAGCATTACTAATAGCCGGTTGCGCTGCATATTTTAGTGTGACCGGTTTAGGTGTGCTATTTGCCGGCGCTTCCGTTTCTGTAATGATAATGGCCGGTGCATTGGAGTTCTCAAAGTTAGTTGCGGCAACCTATTTGAAACAAAAATGGGATGTAATACACGGATTCAATAAGATTTATCTTACAATTTCGGTAGGAGTTTTGATGCTAATTACTTCCGCAGGTATTTTTGGATATTTATCAAACGCATTTCAATCACAAAATCTAAAATTACAACAAATCAGTCGTGAAATTTCCGTATGGGAGTCAAAAATCACACAAGATACTATTCAAATTACACAACTATCAAAACAAATCACCGAATTAAACACAAATCAGGGTAAAATCATAGATGGTGGTAAGGTAAATAATCGAGTTCTCCGCTCAGTTGATAAAAGAGATGAGCAAATTGGTAAACTGCAAGATAAAATTGGTGCTCTACAAGATTCTGTTGTACGATATAACGAAAAAATCAACCAAATTAAGACTGACAATATTGAGGTAGAACGAGAAGTGGGTGGATTCCGATTTGTTGCAGATGCATTTGGATGGGAATTGAACACAGTGGTAAAATTTTTCATTATTTTGATTGTATGTGTGTTTGATCCGCTGGCAATTGCTCTTATTATTGCTTTCAATGGGTTAATTTCCGAAAAGCGTAAAGATGATATGCATGAACCCGATAAGACCTATGAAATATATGGTGAAAAACCGATTATAGTGGAAAATATTTTCCAAAAACCAGATGATAGTGGAAAATTCTCACCAAAACCCGATGAAATACCGGTTATAGTGGAAAATACAACCGCACCCGAAAGAATTATAGAAACTACTAATGTGGAGCCGGAATTTATACCAAATTCCGATGAAATACAAACAAATACATTCATAAAAAGTAAGCCATTTCGTATTAAATAATGATAATTTGGCAAATTCAAGTATTTTTCGTATATTAGGGTATAACAAACCTTAAAATATGAATATAGGATATGCTTGTATCAATATGACGATGGGTAAAAAAGTAAGTACCAATCGTTCAATGGTAAAAAAGACATTTAACGCTAAAGGATTAGACTATGTGTCCGAATTAACCCTACTTAACGCAAGGGATATTATTAAAATATTAAAATGGAATAAGGAACACAAAATCAACCTATTCCGATTATCTTCTGCAATCGTTCCTTGGGGTGATAAGTTAGACCTTACACAATTAAAGGATTATGAAGCAATTAAATCAGCACTCAAAGAAGCAGGTGACTATGCAAAAGCAAACGGTATCAGAGTAAATTCGCATCCAGGTCCATTTGTAGTATTGACTTCACCAAAAGAAAATGTAGTTTACAATGCAATTTGTGATTTAGAATTACATGGTAAGATATTTGATATGATGGGATTGGAGAAATCACCTTACAATAACATTAATATTCATTGTAATGGAGTTTATGGTGATAAACAAACCGCAATGGATAGATTTTGTGAGAACTTCGGAAAGCTTACAGAATCGGTTAAAACCAGGCTTACGATTGAAAATGATGATAAGGCTACAATGTATTCCGTAAAAGATTTGATGTACATTCACAATAAGATTGGTATTCCTATCGTTTTTGATTATCATCATCATCAATTTTGTACAGGCGATTTGAGTGAAGAGGACGCACTAAAACTTGCAGCTACAACGTGGCCGGCAGGAATTACGCAAGAGATACATTATTCCGAATCAAAAGCATTACATGAAAACAATTCAAAACTCAAACCACAAGCCCACTCCGATTATATTAATACCCTACCCAATACATACGGGTTGGATTTGGACATTATGGTTGAAGCAAAAGCAAAAGAATTAGCAATTTTACCTTTTATAAATAAAACAAATAATAATGAAAATCATTACAGACAAAGCAAAGAACGGACTAACAAATCCAGAGTTTACAAAGCACCTACTAAAGCCCGTTACAAAATCGGAAATATCAGCAAAAGAAATAGACGAGTTACGAACTAAAATGGAAATAGCTTTAGATAGCTATGGTGGATTGGGATTATCTGCAAATCAGTTAGGAATAAATAAACGTGTTTGTCTAATACGTGTTAGGGAGCATGATTATTTTTTAGTAAATCCGGTTATTACTGAAAAAAGTCAAGAAGGATTTATTTTTTTTGAAGGATGTCTTTCTATTCCAAAAACTATGGAAATTCCATTAAGAACAATTCGTTCAACAAAAATAAAAGTACAAACTGATAACTTGGGTGAATTGGAATTTGAAGTAAATCCGGATGGCGATAAAGAACAAGTTTCAGATGAAACTCTATTAACAGTTGTAGTTCAGCATGAGATTGACCATTTAGATGGTATTACTATTCGTGATAGAGTGTATTCTACTACAGTTACAAAGAGACAATCGTATGGTAGAAATGATAAAATTCTTATGAAATCACCGGACAACGAATTTGTTGAAGTGAAATATAAGAAAGCAAATGATTACTTTTTAAAAGGATATGAAATAGTTTAATTATGTGGTACTTATTACTTATAGCAATTATTTTAGGTTTAAGCTGGTCAGTTTATAACCTATTAGCAAAGGTAGAATTATACGAAGATATAATCGCCGAAAATGATAAATTCATAGAAGATGAATTAATGAGAAACGAAGCATTACTGGAGGCATTGCGAAAAATAGATAATCGTGAAATGTTTGAGAAGGATGATGATGTAGGTTCTATATTCAGTCTAATAAAAGACACAATAGAAAGATTCAAAACCAGATAATATATGCCAAGAAAAAAGAACTCAAAACAATACTTCACAAAAGATACGGAAGATGCAATTATTGAGTATAATTCAATAGAAGATAAACTTACAAAAGATAGAATATACAAAGAACGGATTGGTCCCGCTTTTGATAAGTTGGCGGAAATCGTATATAATAAGTGGAAATTCACATACTTTGATGATGACCCGCAAGATGTAATGGCAGAGGTTGTTGCGTTTATGATTGAAAAGATACATATGTATAAGAACGGCAAAGGAAAGGCATTTTCGTACTTTACGATTGTTGCTAGGAATTATCTCATTCTTAATAATAATGCCAACTACAAGCGTTATAAAGATACTGATGTGATGTCTGCTATGCCGGAGAGTTGGGACACTGAAAATAATTTTAAAGAAGAAGTCCGCAACGATGATCATAGAACATTTAATAAAAGAATGATACTTTATTGGGATGCACATTTAGAAACATTCTTCACAAAAAAGCGTGATTTACAAATTGCCGATGCTATATTAGAATTATTCCGAAGAGCAGAGTATATTGAAAATTTTAACAAAAAATCTCTTTATCTATTAGTTAGAGAAATGACCGGCTATCCTACTCATTATATTACAAAGGTTGTCAACAAAATGAAAGAAAGGCAAATGGAATTATACAATGAGTATGATAAGTATGGTGATATAAAGATATAAAAACCCCTAAACTTATAATTATTAGTATAATAAATATAATTATGGGAACAGAATTTCAGTTATTTGATGGTAAAAATTTATCATCACTATTTAAAGACATTTACGAAAATCAGCAGAATAAAAAGAAAAATATCTCTGAACTGATTGAGTCTCTGCGTAAACTAATACGCAATGTAGGCGAGGCCACAGTTATTGCTCCAATTATTAAAGACCTCATAGAAGTTTCAGTTAAAAATGATGAACATCTCGTTAAGTTAGCAACTATTGCACAACGTCTTGCCGCTGCGGAAGCAAAGGGTATTGGCGAGGATGGTTGGTTAAGTGAAGCAGAAAAGAATCAACTACTTGCAGATATGGAAGATACTATTAATGAAGTAGAAGCAAAGAACAAAGAAAAGCTTACGGATATTGAAATAGAAATTGAGGATATAAAAAAGAAAATATAATATGGGAGCTGAAAACAAAGATACCGGTTTAGAAATATTTTTAGCAACGGTTAAAAAAGTTTATATTAAATCCGAAGACTTTTTAGATTTGCAAACAAAAACCGATTATGTTAAAATATACAATAGTAATAAAAATTTTGATAAAAAAGATGCAAGATTTTTAGGAGCTATTGAGTTCTACAGACCAAATGCTAGAAAATTAGAAAATTATGCATTTCCATTTGATAAAAACAATGTAACATATCCAATCGTTGGCGAAACTGTTATGGTTATTAAAAACTCCGATGAATATTTTTGGTTACCATATACAATCGGCCAATACCCAAATTATAGAGAAGATTACAAAACAGCGGAAGGTGCAAAAGAAAAAGAATTGCCAATTATTGGTAAAGCAGACAAACAAAGTAATTATAGAGAAACCCAACAAACCGGTACACCGAATGCAACACCATCTTCTGTTGAGAAAGCCAAAAAAGATTACAATGTAAACGAAAAGATAAAATTCTTAAAACCAAAAACAGGAGATACCATACTACAGGGTAGGGTTGGTAATACGATTAGATTTTCAGAGTTTTTTTTAACACCGGATGATAAAACCTCCTGCCCTGCAATCTACATAAGAAATAAACAAAATGGAGAGCTTGATAGTAAACCAATAGGAACTCTTATAGAAGAAGATATAAATAAGGATGGTTCATCTTTATACTTTGTTTCCGATAAAATAAAAGTACCATTTACCGAAACTATTAAAAAAGATAAAGTAGGATTTAAGCAGTATCCTGGAACATTCGATGGCGACCAAGTATTTCTAAATTCAGATAGAGTATTGCTTTCAGCAAAAGCAAATGAGTTTATAATATACGGAAAAAAGAGTACGGGTGTAATTACTGATGGTATGTTTTCCGTTGATGCTAAAGATGAAATCTATATGCACAATGAGAAAAATATTACATTACATACAAAAGAGGGAAACCAAATATTTCTTAACTCAAATAGTAGTGGTAAAGTATTTTTAGGAAAAGATGGTAGTAGCGGTGATGATGGTGCGGCAGTACAACATATGGTATTGGCAGGTGAACTTAAAAAGATATTGGAAGACTTAATTGATGAAATTAATAAGCAAGTATATCTTACACCATGTGGACCTACATCAGTTGGGCCAACAAACGCCGCAGCATTTACTGGAATCAAAAGTAGATTGAAAGTATTTTATTCAGCACGAAACTTTTTAGCAAAAGATTAATAATATGCCTTGGAGCACTTTTAAATCATCTATGGCATCTGTGATGTCAAATTGGACTTATGGACAAAGTATGCCGGGTTGGGCCGCCAAGTTGGCAACGGAATACGATAAAGCTGTAAAGTCTGGTAAAACTAATGGTACAAGTATTCCTTTACAAGTTGGACAAACGGCTGCTATGCAAGGTTTATTAATTTCGCAATTAGCAACACAACAACAATCTAAAACGAAAACTTTATTAGAAATATGCGGCCCGGCAGTTATAGCATATTGGACGGGTGCTATGATAATGCCTATCCCTCCTGGCCCGCCATGTCCGGGCACAATATCAAATGTATCGGTAGTAATTGCTCCGGTTACAAATCCAGGAACTTGGACGCCGGTACCGGATGCCCCATGTAATGACGTAAACATTTGGCTAGACCGGTTTATAAATTGTGCAAAGCAGCATATGACAACTGTATCTGGATTACACAATACTATATCATTGTATCCCGGCTCTCCTCCTCCACCCGGCCCATGCGTACAGCCGTGGAATGGATATACAGTTCCCTAATTAAATTTTAACTTTCAATATTTATTAAAAAGTATTTTTATGAAATCAGATATTTTATTAACGCTGATAAAAGAAGTTGTAAAAAGTGAAGTAAAGCAACAAGTAAAAGAAGAAATTGCCAAAATGGTTAAATCCGGCAAAATTACTCTTAATAACAATAATGGTGTCCAAAAGGTAAAAGCATTATCAGAAGTATATAAGCCAAACAAAACAGAATCAGCACCTACATTTAGAGGGCCAGTTAAGGAGATTACAAAGAATCCAATGATAAATGAGATACTTGCACAAACAACTCCTTTTACTGCCGCACATAGAGCAGAAGGTGGACCAATGTTAGGAGCAACAGGCGGAAGCATTCTTGATGCTTTACAACCGGCGGTATCAATGGAAGGAGATTGGGAAACTATGGATTATAGAGGTATGGAAATGCCTCAACAACCAATGCCTACGCCGGAAACGGATAACGCAGGAGTTGATGCCCTAACAAAAGCGTTGACGAGGGATTATAGGGAATTAGTAAAAAGATTTAAATAAATTATGTCTAGAACGATTGGTAATGTAAAAACAGCAGACTTATGGGAAAATTCTCATAAGGTGTTGGGTATAGCAATTAATACCGCCTCCGATAGAGGTGGCCCATTTGCTGTCAATTATACTACATTAACACAAGCTAAAAATAATTTAATTAATTTAATACTAACAAGAAAGGGTGAAAGAGTTGGGCAGCCCGAATTTGGGTGTGATGTTTGGAAATTATTATTTGAACCAATAATAGAAGGGGAAATCGACTCAAAAATAGAACAAACAATAGTAGATGCTGTAAATATTTGGCTCCCATATCTTAATATAGATGAAATACTATTTGATTATGATGAATATGATATTGATACTAATACTATAATTTTAGATATAAAATTTTCATTGACATCAAATCCAAGTATGTCAGATACTATAACCTTAAATGTAACGAATAACTAATAAAATGGCCATTAGAAGTAATAAAAAGTCTTGGGGTAATACAAAATCCCTAAACTATGTCGGAAAGGATTTTGCCGATTATAGACGGAATCTTATAGATTTTACAAAAGCATATTTTCCAGATACATATTCGGACTTCAATGAAGCTTCCCCTGGTATGGTTTTTGTTGAAATGGCCGCGTATGTTGGCGATGTTCTATCTTTTTATCAAGACGTACAATTAAAAGAATCAATGCTTGTACATGCAACTGAAAGGAAAAATGTGGTTGCATTGGCGCAGGCCGTTGGTTATAAACCAAAAATATCAACACCGGCTGTAACAACTCTTACTATATATCAATTAGTACCCGCAACAGGAGTAGGTACGGCAAATCAACCAGATTCAAATTATTTTTTAAGAATTAAAGATGG